TTTTTTTTTTTTTTTTTTTTTTTTTTTTTTTTTTTTTTTTTTTTTTTTTTCTGAAACACAAAACACGCCAAGAAAGAAACCCACCACCTGGTGAGTAGCCTTAACGTTAAAAGTTTCAATAGAAAAATTTCCTATGTATTTTCTATTTGCTCCTATCCGTTAGGACTGAAAGCAAGGATCACTAAACATAAAACTGGTCGTCCGTTGTTTAATTGAGGAATTGTTCATTCCACACCCTATCGTATTCTTCATAATCTCTTGTTAATAACTCCCAACTCGTACACTTAAACCTCATAAGCTCTTCCTGCTTTAATTCTGTAAGTGCACCGTTGATCTTCGATACTATGTCATTGAAATATATCTCACCATGATGGTAGGCCTCTCTCTTAACCGTGCTAAGGTTCTGGTATAGGGCCATCCTATCATCCGCACTCTTGCGGATCCAATTGATTTCTTCCATGATCGTATCATTCTCAATTGGTCCCAAGATTCTATTCGGAAACTTTGCGTGCGGGGCAAACTTCCTCTTCAAAAACGTAATGTCTTCCAGGCGTTCTAAGGGGGGAACCTCTCGATCGCTCTTTGTCGCATCCGTATAACCTATTTTGTGGTCAGCGAAAAATTCACTAACTGTGGTAAAGTTAAACCACTTCTGTATTTTTTGTGATGGTGCTATCACATGGTCGTCTCCGTAAAACGTCGCTTCAACCTCATTGGTGAAAGATAACTCTGTTACATCAATCCCGTACTTCTCGGCTATTTCAAAATATGCAATTATGAAATAGAACAAATTCTGCGCAGAATTAATATCAGCCGTAACTATCACCCCTGAAGGCAGCCCTTGACTCTTTAACATAAGAGTATTGCCTGCCAACATATAAGTATGAATCAGTTCATCGAAAAGAACAATACGCACCATCGCATTCTCTTCACCATCATCGTACCATTTATTTATCTGCCGTACGATTCTTGAGCAGACTTCACCATCAAACTTGCCATCCCAGGCAACATAATCTCCGGCAAACACTTGGCCTCCAAATCTATGCAATCGGTTGTACAATTGCGTCCATCTGGAACCACTTGGGTCAATTCCAACTGCGGAAGGAAGTGAAACACAATTCTGATTCATCGCTGCTACAAAACTGCCAAAATAAATCCTACAAAGAAGATTATAATCCAGCGGCATGCATTCAAACGATCGCGTTAGTCCTGCGCTAATTTTCTTCATTTTCCTCCGCTCATCTTTCAAATTGCTATAATTATACCCAAACATTCTCTCTCCGATCTTTGCTTTAATCCATCGCTCCTCCAAATTGTTGAGCAACTCATTTCCAGCTCTATTCGTCGATACTGCATACTCCAATGGTTCCTCGCAAACCATGTCGAACAGGAATCTTTTTCCTTTAGATCCCACGGGTCGTCTCAATTTATATGGCCTACCCGGACTAGTCAGCATATTAATACGTGCATACCCTGCCAAAGGCACACCGTTAATAGCTTCATTTACCGAGAGTAACCGTTTACTAATTCCCTGAGGCGACACGCGTGATATAATATTGAAAAACACCTGTTCGGCACGATCTATAAAGGTCAGTGAGAAGGGGGCGATGGGGATGCCATACTTCTCAATGGCTTTTTCCATCGGAGTTACATCTTGTCTTTCTGTTATGCGCTCATCTGATGGTTTGAGCGCACTCGGGAAAGTCACTGGTTTTGCCACTTTACCGTGGAGCGCCGAGGGTATAATGTCCGTCTTCGCAACAAAACGTTC